AGATTATTTTTTGTTGGAATTATCACACTGACTTTAGGTTCACGTTTTAGTTTGGGATTAAGGTCTTTGAAGACTGGTGGAATTGTTAGAGGTAATTCATCCTGCCATTGCCTTGCGAATTGCTGCCTATTCGCTTCCCATTGCTCGTTGGTTTGTCCCACGGATTCATGAAGTATTCTGATACTCGTGGTGACTCCGATATCGCAACCATCGAGGTAATTTGGTACGCAGAAACCGAGGTCGTAGAAATGAAATCCCTTGAAGTCTTCATCGAATCGGTGAATTATGTTATCGGGGTCGAAACTCATAAACAAGCCGTCAATCAAGACCGTTTCTCGCACTCCCTTGATTTCCTCACTGTATTGACTCACCCATTCTCGAAGACCGTTTGTGTGTTCCACGATTCCCAACATCTTATTGGGGTCTTCCCACCATCTTCCAGATGTGGGTAGATACGTGCTCCCCGCCACTCCGATGATATCGAAACCCATGTTATTGAACTTAGCCAACAGCGTCTTACCCCAATTCTGGGTTTTAAACCAGATATCGTTGTGACAACAAACAAACACGCAATCCTTTTCATAATGGTCTTGAATCGCTTGATTATAAATCTCTGAAAGACTGTATTGATTAAAATTGGGGTAACAAATGGTTTTGTGTCTTGCACCTATTGTCGCCTTGATGTGGTTGATAAAATCCTGATTAAATTCTTCGCTACGATGTGATGAAAACACCACTACGATATTGTTTTTCATGATAATTTTCTCGTTAATTCATTTGGCATTACACCATTATCTATCATTAACTTAAAATGTCCTTTAGTAACATCGGCATTACTTAACGCAAACGCTTTTTCTTCAGGTAAACCCATTCTAAGATATTCTTTATGTTGACTAATACTACAACTTTCTTCTGGTTCTAATAATCTCATTCCATCCAAACCACTCGCAATTTTTGACGGGGCAATCCCTCTTCTCGTTGCTTCTTCCTTTCCCATTTTTTTCCATTTATTTGGTGGAATATTTGTATGTTTTACTGAAATCGAACGATTCTCAACCATGACTTTATGTTGTCCACCCTCCCCATATTTAAGTGCATTAAAATATTTTGAATTAAATTTCTGGTATTCTACATCAAGATGGGCAAGTATTTCGTGTTTCAGTTTGATTTCATTTACGACTTCAAATAATTTCCTTACAGCTGGAAGTATGTCTTTACGGATTGCACGTTTGAAATCCTTGGCAATTGGTTTACGACTCGTCATCGCCAAACCATAGAGTCCAGACTCTTTAATTAGGGTAACACTGTTCGAAAACTTAGATATAATGGAGTCTCCAGAGGTCTCGATGTTAAACATCGAACCCTTGTCACTATAATGAGAAAGGAAATCGTTAAATAATTTACGATTATTTTTCTTATTGAGAATTAATATCTCATCAGCATCCAAATCAGCATATTGAATTGCATGTGATAAATCACTAAAACCTAAAATTTGTTGAATTTCTTTTCCAACAAACCAATAAGTATCTTCTTCCTTGGAACTTTTAATTATGGTTAGGTCTCCAAAAATCTGGTGAGGAAATGATTTAACATAATCATTGAACTTCAATTGTTTTTTCATTATCGTAAATTTACCGTTATTGCGCAACTGCAAACTTACAGAATAAAAATCAAACTATCAAGTATTTCTATTTTTTATGTTAATAAGTGCTGCCTCGTAGTCACTTAGGGCTTTCTGAAGGGGGAACGGTATGCGAATCAATGCACCATCAGGTATATCGAATTCATTCATGTAAATTCTATTGGCGTAAAGAATCAAAAAATCGTAGAAAGGATTTCCATAGTATTTCAAACTGATTCTATCCATACGACTATTTGTGGTATTCCAATACTCATATTTATCACTACTGTTTTGTGGTAAAACAACAAATGGCATCATATCGGTTGTGCCGTCATCGTTTTTCAACACATTATATCGGTTATAATCTGGTTTTGGCATTACGATTCTCCTTCTCTTACATTATTGTTATTCTGACCATTAATTAGATTATCATATGCACTATTTAATGCATCTCTTTTAGTGGTCAACACGCCTTCCATGTATTCCTGTTGTTTCTCGGCTTCCTCAAATGGTCTGGCATACATGCCTCTATCGGTGAAACTTGAATTGGCGTAGTAGTTGAAACTAACGGCATTTTGTAGGGCATCGATAGGTCCTTTCAGCGATTGACCACCGATTAACTTCATTTGTAACGTGATATTAGCAAACATAGGTTGTAATCCGAATCCCTCTGGGTTTAAATCCCAAGGTGCATCAGCATAGTCAATTGTTACGCTCTCAATAACCACTTTGGTGTGAAAGAAGTCCCCGACTCTCAACACACATATGGGTTGACGACCAAATACCGAGTTTCTGGCTCTCAATACACCGTTATCATCTCGGTCTAAGTCATAGCGTTTCGCAGCACCCTGTCTAGTGCATTGATGCAAGAACGTCAGTCTTCTATGAAAGTCTTCTGGTGTCTGACTATGAAAAACAGGATTGAATTCGTTTTTCTCAATGGATTCGGTTCCCATTAGCATCGCCTTACTTCTTTCCTTATAGATGTTTTCAGCAATATTCTTTTTGGCTTTATTCAGTTTCTCCGTTGTTACTCTGATTTCATCTTCAATGTCTTGGAGATTTTTTTGTTGTTCAGATGTCAATGTCTTTTCAATCTTATCTACTGGTGTCGTGTTTCTCACGAACTTAAGCGTTGCCGACCTCTCTCGTTTAACGTCTTCTAAATGCATGTTTTCGGGTTTAGCACCGATTTCACTATTACCAAAACTACCAGTACTTTTAAAGGTCTTGATGTTGTTCTGCTCTAATTCTCTGGCTACACTTTCACCAAACATATTAGCTAGTCTTCTGACCACAAGATATTTAGCTGCTTCTACCCTTCGGTTACCAAGTGCTTCATTATATGCTTTTTCATTGGCACTTAAATAAAGTTTCGATGCCTCACCACTTATCTCTATGTTATAATATTTTCTGAATTGCTCGTCACTAAAGAAATCCAATAAATTCACGTTTAACGGACACGTACCGAATTGGTCGTTTTCTCCAATTGCATCCCCACCGTATTGAGAAAAATTCTCTACGAAAGGTTTTAATCCATACGTTTCCTTACTGCTTCCAGTAATACCTGTTTGAAAATAGATGTTTTCGTTTAACCCAAACCCATTACCATTATCACTGGACCCAAAATTCTTTATTATTTCATAATGCTCTGGGTCTTTATACATTATATCAACAATAGTGGTAACATTACCACTATTAGGTTCATCGTTTCGAAAAAATATCTTGACTTCACGTGTACTGATTGTAGGGGGTTCGGCTGGGTCGTCAAGACCAGTCACTTCGGGTTTCTGATTCTCAAGGTCTTTGAGTTTCTTTTCAAGTGTTTCAACTACGACTTCATCAGGTAAGGGGTCACCACCAAAAGCAAAGAAATCCGCAATAGCCTTATGTTTTCCATTTAAGTTATTGGTTTGAATATTTCTAACGTGTTCAGGATAATCAACAAGTAACGTAAAACTAACCACTGCACTTCTTTCGGAATTCATGTAGTTATACATGGGTTCATTCCTACCTATCATAACAGTTGAATCGTATTTAGCACTTGCCACTTCATTGATTTCTATGTTATATGGTGGGAACCACATCTGACGACCAGCAAATTGACCGACCTCACTCAATGGTATTGGTGAACCATATTCATCATCAATAACCCCATATTTTTCTCTCTTAATTGTACCAATGGCAAGATTCTCGATGCTAAACATGAGATTCTTATTATCGATACCGCCTTCAGTATTTCGTGTTGGATGTATTCTCGGTGACACTCTTTGATGCACAACGGATTCTGGACTACCAAGATAAACTTTATTACCATTAAAACGAATGAGTTTTGCGAATTTACCGTAGGGGTCGAGTGTGGTGTGTTGACGCACACCAGCTTTACCTGCTTGGGCACTATTGAGTTCTCCTTCAATGTCGGTTTGTGCATACACACTATTATTTCCTCTCCAGAGACCAGACCCTTGAAATCCTACGACATCACTGTTTTCACCTTTTTTAAATACTTTTCTCGTGATGTCAACAAATCTACCTTCGGTGGCATTCAGAAGATTCTTGGTGTAATCCAGTAATCCAGTTTTTATTTTGTTAGTATCGAATACACCCGAATCATCATCATCATCTCCACGTTTTAATCCGATTTCCACTTCAGCATATTCACCAACACCATCTCTACCCCAAGCCAGATTACCAACAATATTATTATCTGGACTGAGATTCGAAACCCCACCAACAAAATCTTCGGTTCCTCGACTTCTATCGACACTCGTACTTCCGAAATTATCATCGATATAATCTTGACTCGGTGCGTATTCCTGAACCTCGGTCATCGAGAATCCACTGTAATTGGCACGCATTTCGAGATTAGCAGCATTAATAGCATCGGAATTCAAATTGGTATTCCAATACGGATGATATAATCTATTATTGAAATTAAACCAGTTTTTACCCATACGAATGGTTTGTGAACGATTTAAATCAATAGGTTGACCCACGTTTTCAGAATAATCAAGATATAATTGACTGAATTGCGAATCGTCTTTGGAATTATAGAGTTTATATGTGTTTCTATTAATATTTTTAAAATAATGTGCGAGTTGACCCTCACCAGTGTTTCTAATTGCATTGGTTGTCGTGAAATCTTTTTCAGTAAATGGATTACCGTCACCAAAAACATCGTAAGTCTCGACACCTAAATATTTTTCACCGAAACCCGCAATCTTTTCCAACATGGTTTTATCTTTGGGGTCTTTAAGTGTAATGCGGTTGTCGATATTTCGTTTCCAAACCTTTTCAGGATTACCTCTAAGTAGTTGAGATGTATCGAGACTTCCCAGATATTTGGTGCTGATATTCTGTGCTGAGTTCAAAAGCATTTGTTTACTCAACATAATTAATCCTATTCTAGCAAGTGATGACTGACTGGAACCAAAACTATCTGCAACATTTCCCAATAAATTGGTCTGAGTACTGATATTATTATACTGAGGTAAGACATTTAACACGCTTGCAATACCATTGGCTACCTGACCTTTATTTCTAAGAGAAAACGTTTTATTGGTTTCGTATTCATTTTCCAGATTATAAATATTACGACTGGCAATCATATCACGATATTCTTCTATCGGAATAAAACTGCCTCTATAATATATATTACCATCAGATAATCTTGAAGGAGTGTCAGCCATTTCAAACTTTTTTTAATAAATACTTGCGTATTGATTTTATTATATATACCTTTACCTTGAGAAAATCTGTATTCGAACCCCGACCCGCTAATCCATTTTATATTATCAATACATTATTGGGTAATAATACAATTAATTAAAAATTTTTATATGAAATACAAACTAAGAAAATATAATTCAATTTTAATTGAATATAGCTATCCCATTATGTCGAGTTTTTCTTTTTTTCTTTGGAAAGAATGATAAAACGAAGTAAATTTGTTATCGGTTCAAAGAATTGATAATCGTATTGATTACTTGGAAACGTGTCAAAGGTACGACTTTTTTTTGACAAATGCAAGAGTTTTTACTAAATCACGGTAAATATTTTTTATTTATTGTTTCTACGGTCTTCTCTGGCTTGAACAGCTAGTTCGGTATTATAGACTTTACGCATGAATCTATTACCATCGATATTCAATGTAACGGTGTTTTCAAGATTCACACTACTTTTATCAAATTCTACTCGAAGTGGTTTACTCATTAAATCAGCAAGTCCATCAATTGCACTGTTTCTTCTGAGTTTAACACCACTAATGGTTTTAATTGCATCGGCTATTCTTTCATAATCCGCAGCACTACCACTAAGTCCTTCTTTAATATTTTTTAATGAATCACCTACGGTTGCGAGTTCTGGTGCACTTTTTGCCATTCTTCTCAATACCATAGAAAGTCCAATCGCTGATGGGAGTGTTATTGCTGCTGCACCGAGACTAGCAGCTATTCCCACAATACCCCCGCTTATTTTCATCATATCGTCCCCAGCACCTTTACTGGATTCAAACATTTCACCAAAACCCTTTGCCATGAAACCAATACCAGCAGCAGCGATACCCACTGCACCCCCTACCATAAGAAGTGCTGCACCGAGAGCCAAGAGCGGACCGGCTGCTGGAGCAGCAACGGCAGCAACCAATGCAATACCAATAGCAGCAAGTGGAAATGTAACTGCCATTGTTGTGGCTATTTTTTGTAGATTTTCAGCTTGTTCGGGTGTTAATTTACTCATGGAATCCGCTAATTCACTCAGACCTTTGGCAGCAAGCATGATACCCGCTCCAGCACCTGCCATTGCAGCACCTGCTCCAGCCCCCGCTCCAAGTGCTTGCATTCCTTTAGCTTTACGAAGACCAGCAGCTCCTTTACGTACCATACCTGTTTTAGTGAAATCGGAACCGGGTACACCAGCAGCCATTCCACCTGCCTTACCAGCAGTACCTGAAAATTTTTGAGCAACAGACGCTTTTAATGCTCCAGCTGTAATATTTAATGCTGCGGTTACGCCTTTCCATAATAATGCAGCAGCAACTAATTTTCTCGCTATTGAAGCAAGAGGTTTTTCGGATTGCATGAATTTCGCAATTCCTTCAGTGAATTTAATTATGACATCCCTATTATTTTTAACCCATTCATTTAAATTACGTAATGCAGGTACGAGTGTTGATTTGAGTTCGTTAAGCGTGGCTTTAAGAACTTGTTCAAATGTTTGTGCTTCTTCAGCACGTTTTTCTAGTGTTTTTTGTTCGATTGTAAATGTTTTTGCCTGTTCTTTAGTTAATGCACTGATATTTGTCATGGTTCCAGCGAGGTTTACTTGGAATCGACCAGTTTCTTTATTCATTGCAGCAGCACCTGCAAGTAGTTCCTTTTCTCTATCACTTAATCCCATTCCTGCAAGTTCTTTTTCGGTAGCAATAATGTCAAATCGTCTTTGTGCGATTTCAAACATCTCATCTTTCGCTATTCCCAGAGATTTTGCTACTTGTGTAAGTCTATCACGGTCGGCAGGACTTATGATTTTTTCAAATGTTCCGTCAGCGGTTTTTTTCAACGTATACATCCCCGTGGTCATTTCACTGATTTTTTCAATCATTTTATCGGGTTCGTTACGAGCTATATATAACCACTGGAACGGGTCCATCTTAGCGAATTCCCCGCCCATTACTTGAAGTTGTGCACCTAAATCAATAACGTTTTCCAGTCCTCTGGTGGCTTCAGCTACACCAAGTGCGGATTCCATACTAACACGGGTCTTCTCGGCATCTTGTGCCATTTTAGCAAAGGAAGCCACACCTTTTTGAAATGTAAATGTGCTGAGTTCTTTGAAGTTATCAGCAACTACTTGAAGTACTTTTGTTGTATTTACACCCATTCTTTCACTGGTTTCAACAACACCTTGAACGTAATCCATCGTGGATTTAGCATTGAATCCCATGAATTCGAACCGTGCACCGAGTTTAGCTGCTTGTTCAACACCGAGACCCGTACCAACACCAATGGCTTCGATATTTTTTAACATATCACCTGTGAGAACATGTGCACGACCAGTTTCATTAGCGAAGGTAGATATAATTGTCGCAGCATCTTCAAGACCACCACCTAATCTACTCATAAAACCAGCAGATTCTTCAAAACTCTGACGCATGGCAGCAGCTTTAGTCCCTGTAAGTCCAAGAGTTAGATTTGTAGATTTAATTGCTTTATCTTGTTGTATTAAGAAGTTATAACTCTCTCTTAATGCAGAATTAAATTGTCGTGCTAAATCTATTCTTTTTTTATACTCTTTATTACCTTTTTTTGTTTCTTCGGTAATATCTTTTTGTTCTTTTTCAATTTCGGAAAGCAGTTCGATTTCTTCTTTAGTAAGTTCATTACCTTTGAGAAGTAATTGATTAATAAGTTCCTGATTGTTCTTATAGATTTGTTGTTCCGCTGCTCGTTTACTTTCTTCAGTAAGTATACCCTTACGAAGTGTTAACGATTCTCGTAACGCATTATTTTCATCTTTAAGTCCTTTTATTAAATCATCTCTATCAGCCATCCGATTTCCGTGTTTTATATAAATACAAAAGACCGAGATTTTTTATGGTCTCGGTCTGAAATTGTTTTTACTATGTTCTTTTTCTCTCATTTTTTCGATTTCCTCGTATTCTTTCTCAAGTAAAAACAGGAAATGTCGTCTACGATAAATCGGAAGACGTTCAACATAATCGGCTTGAAACTTAGCGTGTTTAGTTAGGATGAAAATCTCTTCATCAACTAATTTTTTATATTCACCCGCTAAGTGCTTGGGAAAAAAAAATCTATGCCGATACTTAGTTGGGTGTTAAACGTATAGCCGTCAGGAGCCGTGAATTTATAATCCATATCAACATCAGGACTAACATCGAGAATTTTTTTTCTGATTGTCAGGGCATCAAGTGCTGGCATTACATCAACAAATTTATTGATATAAGTTGGGTCGGTTTTTTCACCTATACCAACAATATGTGCCTTGAGTTTCATAGTGTTATAGTCATTATATTCCAAATTCATAGCTTCTTTATGTGCTTCGGCTTGTTTAAATAACATGTTTTCCTCACCACTTGTTAGAAGTCTGAATCTAACGTTTTTCTTACGCATGGGAATCTCAACATTAAAACATTTGTTGTCATCGGGTAATTCCTTGGGTTGTTTATATCTTAATTTAAGTAAATCGACTTTGGTTTGAAATTGTTTACCTGTTCTGGGGTCGGTGACCTGAACACTGTATTCATGACCGTAACTCGAACTACGTAAAAACAATAAAATAGCGTTTCTATCGCCAGATAATAAATCGTCTGGATTAATACCTTTGGTTTTAATTTTTCTTTTAAGTAGGACATCGAGAACCGTTCCGTTTTCAATAAGTGAAGGAGTTGTCAGTAAGTCCTCGTCTTTTGAGGTCATGTATTCCACGTTTACTTCGGAAATTCCGTGATTATAATATAATCCCTTAGATGGAAGTTTAACGACTTCATAACTCATCATTAGGTCGGGGTCGGTTTCTTTCGACATGGTGTTTTCAAATTCCTTTGGATTAAAATCTCTATTACCCGTAGGTAGTGAATCGGCAATTACTTTATCTGGGTCAATAGATTGTGGTGATGCTGGTGGTAAATTACCTTCATTACGCATTTCTTTGTATTTTTTTAATACATCAGCAATGGGTTCTTTCTTAGGTGGAACTCCTTGTTGTTCTTGCATTTCTTTGTCCATATTATAAAATTTTATAGTTTATTATTGTTTTTCAATGATAAATACTATAAAAAAAATTTTCGTCAGGGTTTCAAGATTTTTAACTAAAACACGTATTAGTAGTTGTAAGCATAAAGTTATTTTTTAATAAAAATTGAATTAAAGCAATACTTTAAATGAAATATGGGAAGAGATAGATTTAAGGATGAAAAAGATTATAATGAAATGATTATGGTTAATAGTGGAGAAGAAATTAGATTGATTAAATCCATGATAAATAAAATCATACCAAATGATTTAAAAATAAAAGCAGCGAATGACAGTCAAATCGCATTAATAAAATCGATTAAAAGCAATGAAATCACGATTTGTGCAGGACCGGCAGGGACTGGAAAAACCTTTGTTGCAATGGGTATCGCTTTAAATCTCTTGAAGAAATCAACGAATCGCTTCAAGAAAATATATTTAGTAAAATCAGTGAAACCGCTTAAGGACGAAGAAGTTGGTTTTCTGCCCGGTGATATTCAAGAAAAAATTGAACCCGCAATGTGGAGTTTTTATCTCAATATGGAGAAGGTGGTAACTGATGCTTCACTTAAACAATTGGTTGAGAAAGACATCGTGAGACCAGCACCACTTGCGTTTATTAGGGGTGCGAGTCTCGATGACTGTATTATTATTGCCGATGAAATGCAAAACGTGACATTTGATAATTCCAGAACGCTTTTAACTAGAATCGGTAGTAACGCCAAAATTATTTTACTTGGTGACACGAATCAAATCGACATGAGAAATAAAGACGATAGTTCATTGGAAATTCTTTTGGATTTGTTTCGGGAAACCCAGAGTATGGGTGTGATTAAAATGAGTGATGAAGACACGAACATAAGAAATCCCCTGATTAGCGTGATTGAGAAAAAATATAAAGAATATATTGAAGTCAATAAACCAAATAATAACGGCAACGGCAGAAAAAAACAAAGATTAAATGACTGACGAAAAGAAAATATTGGTGTTTTACATTGGAGTGGCTGGTATTCGTAGTGAAGACCTTCAGGACTTCGTACAGAGGGTTTCACAGCGCATAACTCCAAGCACATTTGAAGGAGAGATATTAATGATACCGACTCAAAGCACTGACACTAGAGTAGAATGTGTAAATCCCGTATATATCACAGATAAGGAATTAATAAAAAAACATACTGACCTCATGCAAGAACTACAGGTTGAACTCAGACATCAGGTCGCAGAATTAAAGGAGAATAGTAATGAGTAAATTAAATGTTGGTATCGATATCAACGAAATATTGAGAGCCAGATGGCTACAATTTGATAGGTATTACGCACAGGAATTCGGTGAAGACGATGAGGAAGTACCTGCATCATATACCTATGATTTTTTTAATACATATAATTGGGAAGACACAGTGGAAACCGTTAAGGAATTACGTGAACCCGATGATATGCCAGACGACATCAATCCAATACATTATCAGGTCGATAAAGAAGGTGATGCGGATGCCGATGCTTTTTTATTTAAGAAAGCCGAACAACTAAAATTAACTGCACGTGAGGTATATAATCGTTTTATGTATCAGGACTTTCTGTTTGAAATACACGGCAGTGCACCAATTATGTATAGAAACATGGATGTTGACGTTAATAACTTCTTAATGAAATACGAGGACACCGTAGATTTTACCGTGATTTCGGTAGAAAACAGATTCAGTATTCCACCTACGCTTTTCTTCCTAAGTAAGATACAGTCAAGATTCAAAAACTACATTTTTGTTGACAAGTCTCTGGACATGTGGAAACACGTGGATGTGCTGATTACAACAGACCCTGAAATCCTTAAAATGGGTGTGCCTTGGGGTAAGAAATTAATAAAACTTAATAGACCCTATAACGAAAACATAGAGAAGGGTACTATGGAAGCACTTCAAATCAAAGATTTGATTGAAGACAAGAAATTTCAAAAAATAATAAAATATAAAAATAAAAAGAAATGAGTGAAGAATTAAAAAATGCAACACAACAAGCAGAAACAGAACAAGTAGAACGTGTTAAATCTGCTCTTGAAAAAGTAAAGAATAGGGAATCTAAATTCTTATTTGTTGTACCAGAATCACAGAATCCTGTTGCAAGTATCTATGAAATATATTTTCACGCAACCGTGGTGAAAAACATGGGGTTTAACGTAAAAATAATGGTAGAAAAAGGAGATTATGTCGTTCCATCGTGGATTGAAAAAGAATTAACGGATTTCGAACACGTTTCGATGGCAGACCCGAAGTTAACGGTCGGACCAGAAGACGTTATGATTATTCCAGATGTGTTTTCAAATGTCATGGAACAAACAAAAAACCTTCCATGTTTAAGAGTGGGTTTATTACAGTCTGTGGATTACATGATGAATTCGCTGATACCCGGCACCGACTGGGGTGCGTTTGGAATTCAAGACGTTATCAGTACATCTCAAACACTTAAAGAATGGGTTGAAACATTTTATGGTCAAGATAAGTTTGACATTAAAACCTATAACATCGGAATTCCAGAATACTTCAGTAAATCAGATAAGCCTCAGAAACCCGTGATTTCGGTTATTGGTAGAAACGCAAATGAAATTTCGAAATTCGTTAAGCTGTTTTTCATCAAGTATCCTCAATACAACTGGGTTACATTCGACCCAATGGTAACCAAGAGCAAGCCACCACAGCCAATGAGAAGAGTGGATTTCGCCAAGAGACTCAAAGAAAATTTTGCAGCCGTATGGGTAGATAGAATTTCGTCTTTTGGTACGTTTCCGTTGGAATGTATGAAATCTGGTACAATTCCGATTTGTCTTAAACCCGACATCATGCCAGAATACATGATTGAAAGGGATGAAGAAGGAAACCCAGTAAAAGCCGTTGAGGGTGCTGGTGTCTGGACAGAAAACTATTATGACCTTCCGATATTAACTGGTGAGGTTTTAATTAAATTTCTCGATGATAATATTTCTGATGAGATTTATGTGAAGATGAATTCTGTTGTTGAGAAATATAATCAGAACGACAGTGAAACCAGACTAACTGAAATATATAACGGACTACTGGAAAAAAGAGTATCGCTTTTCGAAAAAGCTCTTGAACCAGTTGAAGAAAAATAATAAGAACTTTAAATAAGAAACAAATGAATACTACAGTAATAATTCCCGTTCACGAATATAATGAAGTGATAAAGGGATATTTAGATAAAGCAATTGAATCAGTAGTTAAACAAGAAGGGGTTGATGAGCTTCCAAAAATGATTTTAGTATATCCAGCAGAACTCGATGCCAATATTGTGGAATTAAGGGATTCTTTAATTAGGGAGAATGATAACGTTAGTAATGAGAGTTTTGTGTTGATAAAAAATGACGGTAAAGCCGATTATCAGTCACAAGTGAATCTCGGTGTTAAATCCGTAACTACCGAATATTTCTCGGTACTTGAATTCGATGATGAGTACTCAAATGCGTACCTAAAAAACGTAGAGAAGTTTATCAAGGCGTATCCCGATATAGATGTTTTTCTCACCATGATGATTGAGGTCAATGAGAAAAACGAAGGCATTAAAATGACAAATGAAACCGTATGGGCACAACAATTTGTTGGTGAGAACGGGGAAATGGGTTATCTTAATTTAAACGCATTGAAACAATACACGGATTTTAAATTAAGTGGTGGAGTTATAAAGAAATCTGAATTCGAGAATTTAGGTGGTTATAAATCAAATATTAAATTGACGTTTATGTATGAGTTCTTGCTCAGAGCATTAAATAATGCCTGTAAGATATATACGATTCAGAAACTCGGATATAAACATTTATCCACACGTCAGGGAAGCATGTTCACCACTTATCTGAATGAAATGCCTGTTGAAGAAAGGAAGTTTTGGTTTGAAACAGCGACTAAGGAATCTAACTTCATGAACGACAGACCTATTGACACATCAAGATTACAGAATCTCGTTACTCAGAAGTAATATCGTTTAATATTATTTTAAATGGCGAAAAAAACAAGTAATCAATATTTTGCAGATAAAGAGGAACAAGCCGTTATAAATTATATTAATTCTGATTCGCTGGAAGAAAAAAATAAAATTTATAACGACATCCTCATCGAACCATTTCGTAAGATGATTCAATCAATACTTAGAAGGTATCCAATTCATATCGGTAATTATGGGATGGAAGAAGTGGAGTCAAATGCTTTAACGCATTTAATTGAACACATGGTTAAATATCGTCCGTTTATTATTGAACGCAGAAAAACTGATTCTGAAGACGGTAAATGGTATAAGTTAGGTGATAAATATAGGTTCTTTGGGTCTCTTGATGCCGAGAATAAATTGGAAATCCTAAAGGGTCTTGATGATGGATACGTTTATAGGATTTTTTATTCCAGAGCATTTAGTTATTGTCAGACCATAATTAGAAATCATTATAAAGACCACAGTAAAAAAAGCTATACTGAAAAAAAAGTTAATCTGCCTTTTGATGACTATATCGATGACATTAATGAGAATCTTGAGTTTACGTATGAAATAGAAACGGAGGCACAGCATCAACTCGAAAGACTAATTAATTCCGTGGTTAATAAAATCGAAAAGCGAATCGAAACCGACCTAACTATAAAGAAAAACGAAGAAATAGTGGGTGATGCAATCATTAATGTTTTGAAGAACTGGCAGGTTTTGTTTATGGAAGACAGTCCCGATGGAAGATATAATAAAAAAGTCACAAATAAATTTGCGAAGAACAAGATTTTATTATACCTCAAAGAACAAACAGGTTTAACAACTAAAGAAATTCGAGTCGGAATCAAGCCGTTTAGGGATATATATTTTCTTGAAAAAACCGATTACTTCAATGATTAGAAAATAAAAAAACCTGTATTTATATGTACTAAAACTATAAACAATGAGCAGACCAAAACGAAAACAACTTAAATTCGATGAAGATAGCGTAAATAAACTTCTTCAGGAAATTTACAACGAAAGTCATAACATCAAGGCGAAAATCACGAGACTCTATAATAAATGGGAGACACAGGTTAAAGAAACAGGTGAAGTGGCAGCAATTGGTGGTGAAATCGTAAAACTAATAGCTGCTGAAGCCAAGAATCAAGACCAGAAAATTATGATTCTTAAGTATTTAAAGGAAGTAGTCTTTGAAAAAAATAAAGAAGGTGGGGGGTTTCAAGGCGGTTCGAGTTCAAGTGGTAATAATGAAATTCTTAGTACCGATAGAAGAAACGAACTGTTGAATTTCGTAGAAGAAGAAATGGCTAAGAAAGAAGGTAAAAAAACTGAATAATGAGTTTAGCTGACGATAAAAGAAATATCTTTAATAAGATTGGTGCATATACATCTTTAGTGGAAGCGGGTGATTTGCCTGAACAAACGGATTTATTCCCTTCCATCAGTAATAAAGACGACATTGTGCCGTTTATATTAGATGTTTTGAAAACCGTTGCGGGAACCCTTGTGCTTAAAGAAGCCATTGGTAAATTATTTACTGAGGTTCTGGATGATGCTGAACCCCAAATAAAAACAGCACTGAAAAAACAATTCATACAAGCCGATGCCAGTGCAGCACTACCTACAACACCATTCGATTTCAAGAATGACGGCATAAAAATCCCTGTTAAGGAAATCGATGTTTCGGGAAAGTTTCAAGTAGATGCCAGTTCTCAGGGTGGAGAACTTTTATATGGTTCTACAGATAATTTCGATAAAAAGATGCGTGAGGCGATAGTCAATGCTGGGACACCAACGACATTTCTAAACATGACAATGACATATGATGATAGTAATGATGAAATTCAAATCAAACCCAGTAGCACTTTCAGTGGGAATATCGGCACTTTCTTCGGTAATTTTATCGATAATACACAATTAATCGATAAGACTGTAATCATATCAGCGGTATTAAATGCGATTTATGGAACACTATCCAAAGAGCAGGGAAAAACGGTTGAACAACAATATGAGGAAGAAAAAATCAATGCTATACTTCAAAACGTATTAAATGATGACGATTCATTTGTGATTTCACTAGATAGATTCGATGAACTTCAGAATCGTGCGAAAAACGTGGTTAATGGCACATTGGAGTATGATATGGGGTGTGGATTAATGCCAGCGGAACTCGGACTAAATGACCTTACAGACGTGATGTCAGTAATTTCTGGTTCAACAGACCCATCTCTTGTAGCTGATAAAATAGAAGAAACAATAGGTAAGAGTACAAGTGGTAGTACTGATACACAAGAACTTACTGAAGAAAATCAGGAAACCATTAAAGACGGTTTTTTTCAAAAGATAATACAGGTCTTCACAACAAAATTACTTGAAGCCGTAACCACAGCACCACAAATAAGGGTGTTAATGGGAATGCAAAGCGCATTAATGAATAATGGCACGGTTTTACTTAATAAAGCCAGTGAAGACATGAAGAACTTTAAGACATGTATAAAGTGTATGTCTAAGGAAATAATGAAAATCGTAGCAGCTTTTTTATTTACATTAGCTGTTGCCTATCTTACAAAACTTCTGAAACCAGTGGTTAGGAAGGTATTGAAAGAACAAATAAATCAATTTCGTGATACACTTATAAGTTTATCACCGATACCATTAAAT